CTAACGATAGCTAATCCGCTCTGGTTTAGGTGCTTCATGTCCTTCTAAATAGTGATCCGTCATCTTCACAGTTGCATGGCCAGCCAGTGCCTGCGCGTACTTCTTTCCATACTTCTGCGTGATGTTATAAATGCCCAAGGCACGCAAGTCATGCAGTGATGGACGTTGGTTTAGTTCCAAATGATCATACGCACCTGACAAGTCCCGATACTTCTTAAACTGCTTGGTAATGTGATCCTCAGTCACAGCAAAAGGATGCAGTTTCGCATTACGTATTTGCTCGTTAATGCGGTCTGGTCGCGTCGCAATCAGGTACACGCTGTTTAAAGAAATGATGGCAGACGGACGCATTACACGCGGGGAAGCCATAGACATGTCTAAGGTCATTCACCGACTACACGAAATACTGGCCGAACTGGATGCACAAATACACCAGTGCGTAGACGACAAATAGAGGTAACCCATATGAGTTTAGATGCAACGATTTGGGCTTGGAGAGCGGAAGTAGACAGTTCTACACAACGCCTCATATTACTTTCACTGGCAGATCGCGCAGGGGAAGACCATAAGTGCTACCCAAGCATTATGCGAATGGTCAAAGACACCAAGATGAACCGCAAAACCATCATCAAAGTTTTAGACGACCTAGAGAAAAAAGCCCTGATTAAATATACAGGGAAGATCGTCGGTAACGGCGTAAAAGTCTATCAACTGCTGGGTGTGGTCGGTCGGGAAGATCATCCAACCAGTACCAAAAAGGGGACTAGTGGTAAAAAGGGGACTAGTTCCAATTTAGGTACAGGTTCCAATATTGGTACTAGTACCGAAAACGGAACAAGTACCAGTCCCAAAAACGGTACCGAGACCAGTACCGAAATTGGGACACAGAATCTCCCAAGGAATCTTCCAATAGAATCTAAAAATAAAAAAGACTGGCTTTGCTCAAAAAAACTTCGTGAAGAAATTACTTTGGCCGATGACAGCATCGAACCAGAAACCCTCATGACTGCGAAATGGGTGGAGAGAGAAAAACGCGCCTTTGAAATTTACAACCAAGACAAAACCATTTGCGATGAACTTCTGAATTTCTACTTTGCCGATTGGCTGCTGCATGCATACCGAACCAAGTATTCCCAAGAAACTAAAACGGGATACGGCAAAACACCTACAGCAGAACCTAAGCAGCTCACTGAAAAACAAATCTCGGCGTTTGCTCAGAAACTTGCCCATCACCCAGAGTTTGCGAGCAAGCAAAGCGCACCGGGTGATTCATACGAACAACTGGCATCACGCATTGCCATCAAGCTTATGAACCCAGCACAGGCGAAGAAATGGGAACCTTACCTCAAGCAAGTGGGCTTCACTGGCAGTTTGCAGGGGGCAGCATGATTCCACACGGCGCAACACACATCGAAACCGATGGCACATTTTGGAAATGCATCAACGGACGTTGGTATTACTGGAAAGAACGCTTTGGATGGTGCGGATATGTCGGTGGGGTCAACGCAGTATTTATGAACAACAAAAACGAATTGGGGACGATGTACGCATGAAAATCATGATTGGAATTGATACAGGGGTGAAGACAGGCTTTGCCATTGCAGCAGACCGTGGCAAGGGTGGAGAGCTAGAACAGGTCGAGAGCCTATCCATTACTCAAGCCATGAGCAAAGTGAAAGACTCAGTACAAACATGGGGTACCCAAAACGTCTGTTTGTATATTGAAGATGCTCGGCAACGTACTTGGTTTACGGGTGGTCGTGAAAAGGCACAGGGCGTTGGATCAGTCAAACGTGATGCCCAAATATGGGAAGACTGGTGTAAGGAACAAGGCTATCTGTACAAGATGATCCATCCTGCAGCCAATGCCACTAAAAAGAAAGCCACCGACTTTTTCCGTATGACAGGCTGGAAAGGCCGTACCAATGAACATGCACGCGATGCAGCCATGTTGGTGTTTCAACGATTAGCGAAGTTTTGAGGGAAAGAGGATGAGTGCAGCAGTAACGATTATGCAAGCGACGGATTGGAGTAAGTTCATTACTGAGGACTGGTTTCGTCAATTTGGTGCGTGGATGAATGGCGATACTGAGACAAAGAAGTTGGTGTATAAATCACTACCAACACGTAAGCTCACTCAACATCAGCGTGAAGAGCTTATTGCTAAATATATGAGTGATGAAGGCTTTCGAGAGCAACACTTAAGAAAAGGTGTGGTGTGTCAAATCACTGATAATGAAGCACGCGCATTTCAGCGTATTGTCTTGGATATCCGTCAAATTGATAGTGAACCATTGCAAGAATGGATGGATGCTGTTTGGCAGATTTGTGTAGAGAATAAGAAACTGCGTGAAGTTGCTGAGATGTATGAAACATCAACTATTCAAATACGCCAAGATATGAAATGTGCTTTAGCATTTATAACTGGTAGATATCCAAATTTAAAATCAGATTTACTTCAAAAGTAATTGCGTGTGTACACAGGATATGGCATATTCGTGATAACTTGACGAATTTTGTACTTAAACGTCATTTAAGAAAATTAAGCTCATCATTTGATGGGCTTTTTTTGTATTGGTAATCAGCGAGAAAAATGGTGCTAAGAAAAATATATAATAATCTACCAATAGTTCTCTTAGTTTTGCTTGTTTTATCAATTCCATACCTTATGTATAAGGGTGTAAAGATCACGCCTCGAGTTGGCTATATAAAGGATTGCTCTGGTTTTCCAGTGCCTGAGAACTTAGAAAACAATAAGCTAGATAGTTACTGTGATTGTGTAAAGAATCCTAATGATTTTAGGCCTAAAGAAGAAAAAATAGTTTCATGCATAGATGAAGCAAAACCTGAACCTTCTTTATTTGATTTGTTTAAAGGGTAGACTTTTAATTCTTTAAATTTTTGCTAAAGTCTTTTATTGTGACTTGGTATTTTTAGAACTAAATGATTAATTATATAAAAAGCAATTTACCCATCATTATTCTTTTTTTGATTGTAGTTGGTGGTTTTGCATATCCATTTTATTCAGGGGAGTGGTTGGTCGCGAATCGATTGCCAGATATCGATTCGAAGTGCTATGGAGTAGATGTGCCTGAAAGTATTCCATACAACAAAGCGATTTTGTTTTGTTCCTGTGTGCATGCAAATGGACATGTAAGCAAAGAAGAAAACTATAAATATTGTGAAAGAAAATTTGTTGATTAATTGGCTAGAAGTGAATACGTGCAGGCTTATGTTAGAGCACGCCAAGCGCCTCTTATGCAAACTACAATTAACAAAATTACAAGGTATAAAAGAAAACTACCAATTCCTGATGCTTGATCAAGCCTGTAATGGTAAGAAATAAAGAGTAAAATTATGATTCCAAGAATAAATAGCATTGTAATTTGTAGTTTTAAAAACGATTTGTGACATCATAAATATCAAATTTGAGAAATGCAAAAGCCATATTTATGTATAAGAGAAATTAGAGAAAATTCTGTCAAATACGACGAGGAATTAAGAGTTTACTTTCTGGTGGGCTTTTTTAATGCTTCAATTTCTTATACTCCTTAGAAAAGAACGAGCCATTATTATGAGCATTTTAAGTAAAGAAGATTTAAGGTCATTATTGTCAGCCTCAATACAAGAAAATGAAAGGCTTTTAATCATTGTTGCTGATGCGATATAGGATGTAAATTAAATTATTGATATATATAGATAATATAACAGTATGTTTGATGGTTTATTTGAAATTATAAAGAACCAATATGATTCAGAATTTATGGTTGAATATATCCAAAAGCTATTAAGTTAATTATTGGTATGATTAAAAATAGGCAATGTGGGATTTTAATTTTTGTATTAATCTAAACTTACATAGTGTTACCAATAGTTACAAGACAATTCACATAAATCCGACTAGAATGCTCGGTATTAGCTTCTCCATGAATAGTTAATATCAGTTTTCTGCCTGCACCTTCCCCAAGGTGCAGGTTTTTTTTCCCTAAATATTCGATGCACATGGATATTAACTGAGAGTGATATTGAATGTTTCAATTATTGAAATGCTTATTCGGACTACATGGCGTAGTGGAAATTCATCATTGTAAAGATGGTGAGTTAGAGGTTTGCCGAAATTGCCTTAAAGTAAAAGATATTAAGTAAATAGATGAATGTCTTATGACAAATGAAACCCCGCTCAATATGTATTATTGGCGGGTTTTTTTAATGCTGTAAATAAGATTTATTATCATTAAGTGTGTCAATAATTCAAAAACTGTCTTATAATTTCAGCACTTTATAATTATTAAAAGTGAAACTATGAAATTAGATTATTACATCGAAAATATTGTTGGTTCATTCTTGGGTATTGTTATATTAACGGCAGTTATTAGGTTTACCCTTTGGGAATACACACCAGAACAATATGAACTTGTTAGTACAATTTTTGGCACTTTAGTGTTTTTTCTTGGATTTGTAGGGATAGGATATTTAAATGCTAAGCATGCCCCAGATAATAAGTTTAAACAAAGTAGTTATGTGCATCTAACTTTGGTTCTTTTTACCTTTGTAACGGATTTACTGTTTGGACAATCTGAAGTCTATATCGTAATTATTAGAAATGCATGCTATCTGATAGCTTTGCAAATTGGTGCTTATATTTTTGTAAAAAGACAATCTAGAAACTTACACTTTTTGAAATGAAGTACTTCGACACTCGTTAATTTTGATTATATGACCACCTTCGGGTGGTTTTTTAATGTCATGTAAATCAAGTGAGCAACGTCGACAGAAACTAAAGGCAACGTATGAGCAGTCAAAAGAACCCATCATCAAAGCAATTGCTAACCTTGTTAACTGAGGTAGTCAAGCAGAACAATCAGTTGATCAGTCAGCTGCAAGTACAAATGAACCTGAATAACGAATTGTTATTAATGCTCGAGGAGCAGGAAGAGTCAAACAGCCCTAGATATATGGATGATTAATCATGCCAAAGCTACAACGATTGCAGAGCAGGCTGGATGCCCTCACACCTAAGCAACCTAAACCACCAAAGAGTTGGGGATCAGGCCGCGGTGGTAGACCATGGCGCAGACTTAAAGAAAAGATCCATCTACGGGATAACTGGACATGTCAGCACTGCCGCCGTGTTACTACACAACTAGAACTGGACCATATTGTTAACGTTGCACAGGGTGGCACCGATGATGATTCAAACCTGCAATCGTTGTGCTCGCCGTGTCATAAAGACAAAACCATAAAAGAGAGCAGACTGTGAATGAAAGTGTAGTGGGTAGGGGGGAGGTCATCACTTCCATACCTTTTTGCCTCGGACACCCCCCCATCTCACGTATAAAAAAATTTCCCATTTTGCAAATATGTTAAAGGAGGGTACATGGCATTAACAGCAAAAAAAAAGGCATTTGCCCAAGCTAAACATGATGGTGCAAACAACAAGGAAGCCGTGATTTTCGCGGGTTGTAGCCCTGAAACAGCCTCACAAGCTGGCTCTAGAATGGCGAAAGATTCTGATGTGATTGCTCAGCTTGAGCGACTTAAAAATGTTAAAGATGTTAACAGTGATGTTAAACCCAATCCAAAGACAATAGTCACAAAAAATGATATCGACAATGTTGGCAGTCAATCGGACCCGCTTAAATTTTTAGAAGAAATCTGGACAGATCCAGTTGAAGACATGAAATTAAGAATGGATGCGGCAAAAGCAGCTCTACCTTATTTCCATGGAAAGGTTGCGGATAAGGGCAAGAAAGAATCTAAAGCGGAAGAAGCCAAGAAGGCAGCCCAAAGTGGAAAGTTTGGCACCTTAAATAATCAATTACCGAGTTAAAACATGTCTGCAATGCTCCCAGAATGGACAACCGCTTGCCCAGACTGGGAGGAGCGTATTGTCAAAAAGCAATCGCTCATGCCATGTGCACCACTGTTTCCGAAGTTGATAATCCTTGCACCAACCAAGGAGGTCGCAGACAACAGCTTTAACCCGATTCGAGACTTCATCAAAGCAGATGAAGAACTCAGTTCAATGATTAATATTTCTGAGCATACGAAAACCGTTACTCATTTAGGTACTGGTGCAACGCTCAAAGTTATTGCAGCTGAATCAAATGCAGCAGCCGGCAAGAAAGCCTCAATCATTTTGATTGATGAAGTTTGGTTATTTGGTAAACGTGCCAACGCTGAATCAATGTTCCGTGAAGCGAAAGGCGGCTTGGCATCGCGTCCCGAAGGGTGCGTGATTTACCTTTCTACCATGTCAGACGAAGTGCCTTGTGGTGTATTCAAGCAATTATTGGATTACGCACGTGATGTAAGGGATGAAATCAAAGAGGATAAAGCCTTTTTACCACTCATTTATGAGTTCCCTAAGCATCTGATAGAGGCTGGAGAACATCTTAAGCCTGAAAATTTTTACATCACAAACCCAAATTTAGGTGCATCAGTTGACCTTGAATACCTGATTTCAGAGTTCAAAAAAGTTAAAGATGCAGGTGAAGAGTCGCTTAGAGACTTCTTGGCCAAGCATCTAAACATTGAAATCGGCATGAACTTGCGAGCAAACCGTTGGGCAGGTGCTGAGTATTGGTTAGACCAGTCTAAAGAAATCAAGCTTGAACAATTAATAGAGCATTCAGAAGTGATTACCTTAGGTATTGATGGTGGTGGACTTGATGATTTGTTGGGCTTTTCGGCTCTTGGTCGTTTGAAAGCAGATCCACGTATTTGGTGGCTTTGGAATCATGCATGGGCAAATAAAGTTGCCTTAGAACGCCGAAAAGAAAACATTCCTAAATACCAAGACTTTGAGGATGAGGGAAGCTTAACAATTGTTGAAAAAGTGGGTGAAGATATTGATGACTTAGCCTTAATTGCAAAGCAGGTTTATGACAGCGGCAAGCTCAACAGAATTGGGCTGGATCCGTTAGGGCTCGGTGGTCTTTTAGATGGTCTTCTTGATGTTGGAATCCCACAAGAAAGTATGTTCGCTGTTCCTCAGGGTCATAAGTTGATGGGCTATATCATGACAACCGAGCGTAAGTTAGCAGAGGGCAATCTTTACCATGCAGGACAAGACTTGATGACCTGGTGTGCTGGTAATGCTCGGGTCGTGATGGTCGGCAATGGTATGCGGATTATAAAGCAAGATTCGGGAATTGGGAAAATTGATCCGTTAATTGCGACTTTTAACGCCGTGGCATTGATGAGTTTGAATCCTGAACCTACAAATAAAGATTACGAAATACATTTCATATAACCGCCTTAATTGGCGGTTTTTACATTTTGGAGAGGCTATGTCTGCTCTACATAAGTCATTCGGCTCTTTTGAGATTAAAAGTGTCGATGAGGAAAAGCGAACATTTACTGGTACAGCAAGACCGCATGAATATTGCAGTTAAACGAAAAGACGGTACTTGGACCGCGCATGAGATTACTGCCTATGACGATGGGGTGGGAGTGTGGACGATTGGTTTCGGTACCACAGTTTATCCGAACGGCATTAAAGTTAAGAAAGGTGATACCTGCACGGAAGTACAGGCTAAGACATACATGGCGCATGACTTAAAGAAGTTTGAAGCTACTGTAAATAAGGCAGTCACAGTGCAACTTAATCAAAATCAGTTCGATGCCTTAGTTTCACTTGCTTACAACATTGGGGCTAGTGCTTTTAGTCAATCAACTTTAGTTAAAAAGCTGAATGCTCATGATATTCGTGGTGCAGCAGATCAGTTTGATGTATGGGTGAATGCAGGCGGTAAACGTATGCAAGGGCTTGTGAATCGTCGAAGTAAAGAAAAACAACTTTTCTTAAAATGA